AGCCATATAAAAATACGCCAAGTATATCATATTTTTTAGATTCTATTGATTTATAATGCTCATTAAGCCTATTCATTATATCTTTTTTCACGAAAACAACTCCTTTTTTACGCTTTTAATTTCTCTTCCTTCTATTGTTATTTTTATATCAGCTATTTCTTCGGGAAAGCTGCCTTTGATCTTCTCTTGGTAGGCCTTAAAAAACTTTTTATCATTCTGGATCTTCTCAACCTGACTCAAAGTATCAGCAGTGGGGAAGATATTTTCAGGTTTATCAGCACAACGAAATGTCTCAAAAGCCTCAGCTAGCTCTGTAACTATCAACATAAGGCTGGTACCCAGCTCCTTTGGGTTATCCCAAAACCCTTTTTCTTTTGCCAGTTCGTGTGATTGTTTTACTAGTTTTGGAATAGTCAAGGAAGGCTTAAACACGTTAATGGTGTTGGATCGTCCTTCATAGCCTACTCTAAGTTTGTCTCGATGCTCCATTTGATCTCCTTTGTTTAGCTTAAATTTGGTAGCGGGGGTAGGATTCGAACCTACAACCTCAAGGTTATGGGCCTTGCGAGCTGCCATTGCTCTACCCCGCTGTTAATTGCCTGCCTTGTCTTCACAGCGATAGTGTGATGTCTCTTTCAACAAGGCAAACAAGTCTTCTGCTTTTAGAATTGCTACCCATTCACCTCTAGGGTAGCTGTCTTTTTTGTTTGTCTTCTTGTACCGGTGGATAACTACGGGGGTTTGATGGCTACCGCCATCTTCAATAGCTTGTTTGAGTGGCCCTACGTAGTTAAATCTTTCTGCTGATTTCACTTCCAAGTGAATATCTTTTAGCTCATGAATAATATCTGGAGAGTTCTCTCCACCTTTGAACTGCTGTCCACGTTTAGCGTTTATATTTCTGTCTCTTAGGAACTTAGCAAACTCTAGTTCCATCCTTTTACCTTTTTTCTTTGAATTCATTTTACCTATCCTCCTATCAAACTAGTGCCGGTGTGGGGTAAAACCATAAACACCGGCACTGAAATCTTTGTTACTCAGTTATACTGCACATTTGTTTCTGTTTCAATCCTTAATCTCCACCTCTATTCAACTCAAAAGATCTTGCTGTCCAACAATCTGATGACATAATTACACAACGCTTTATGTTGTCAAGTAATTTTTTTTATCACCTTGAATTTTAGTTGGATTTGAAGAGCACATAATTTTTACTTAGCTGTCCAGAATGTTTGCTCGGTTACTGTCAATTGAATGGTAATTCAGTTTTTGAGGAGAACCAGGAGTGAGGACTGACCGACTGACCGACCGACTAACTGACTGACTGACCGACTGACTGAGTGAGCATATATATAAATATATATATGCGAACGAAGGAAGGAGGGAAGGAAGGAAGGCAGGAGGGAGGGAAGGAGGGAAGGACGAACGACTGAAAGAGGAGCAAGGAGAAAGGCGAGTAACACGAGCCTTTCGGCTCTTCTAATATCTCTTTTCTTTGTTAATTCTTTGTAACCTTTCTTATTAGGCTTCTTCAGCCTTTGACCAAGATAAAATAAAATTGTGGACTTGCTCACCTACGCGTAAGCCTCACCTAAGGGTTGGTACCCTGTCATGAGTTTATAAAAAATACAGCCCTGAGACTCATTTGTATAGCTAGGATCAAAGATCTTTTTTAAGAAGTGGTATCGGCTTGCTTAAAAATTATCGTGTCTTAGAGAGCCTAATATTACCTCACAGCATAAACCAGCTTTAATGAGTGTGTATGAAAAAAATACAAAGCTTATAAGTGTATAGCAGTAAAGGATGTAGGGGAATACTGACCGAGAGTCAAGTCTGGGCTGCGTAAAAAAAAAATTGACAGATAGACTCTGAGAACATATCTTGTCGCAGAGGATTTAAAGCTGGAATAGATTATGACGGAGTTAACAGAATTGAACAGAAACAAAAAACAGATTTTAGGCTATGCACAGGCTTACCTGTCATTGCTGTTCGAGCTGGCATCCTTACCTCCCAATGACCGTGATCGATTGAGAGGTGAACAAGAGCTCAACATGTTACAAACCGAGCTTAACAACAGGGGGCTAAAGATCGCTCCTATCAATTTAGACTTACAGGAGAGAGCAATGGATGAAAAGTATTATGTAAAATTCTACAAAACATTCAACAATGGTAGTAAGGTTAAGGATGGACGTGGCAATGTTTTGGACGTTGACCATGGTGGCAGAGTTTGCAAAGCAAAAGATCTGCGCTTCCTTATGGACTTTGGTGAGGGATTTCTACATGTAGAACGTATTCTGGACGAGAAGGTCAGCTGAATATGGAAGTTCAAAATAGTTACGCTTTCGGCTATATCGAGATAGAGCCTGTGCAGGTTGTCAAGAAGGATGGTTTGATATTGCCTGAAACAAAAGGTATACATGCTACCAAGATAGGTCGAGTTGTTTCTGGCCATCTCAAAGACAAACTAATCCTATATCTAGGTAACACTCAGGTAAAAGCAGAATGTACAGACAGAAACAGAACCTTTGTTCCTATTAGTGCCTGCTATGCTACAGTTACAGCAGACTCGGATGAGGAAGTTATTGAAGCAACCGAAGTAAGCAAGTATTATTCGCGGGAGTCAGAAGCTGAATGGCGTAGCTATTAGCAACTAAAAAAAAAGGGTGCCCGAACCTAGTAACTAGAAAACTTGGCGGAGATCTTAGTTACTGAAGTTCACAGGAGTCACATCCCTTTGGCACCTCGTGTTTATAGATACAATCCGCCTCTAAATTGTCAAGAGGTTTTTTTATGAAGACATGTCCTAAATGTGGCAACCCAATGTATGCCAACGGTTTAACTAAACTGAAAACTGGGGCAGTAAGATATTACAGATGTACTGAATGTAATTTCAAATCAAAAGAACACGCTGGTAGTAAGCTACCACGCGGTAGAAAACCTAAACTTGTTGCTAACAATAAAGATAAATGTAAAGAATATATGCAGCAAGATGGTAGTAACTTATATACACAATACTTGGTAGACAGGGTTCCTCGAACTCTAGCGGAATCAGAAGAACTACACAATGTAGATAAATCTATCTGGCAAGCTAAGAAGTTTATCGCTTCTGCTTGGGGCTCTGATAAGAATCCCATGCACATGTTGAAAGTATGGTGGGAGCCACGTAACAGTATTGATGAAAATATGGCAGCAGAGTTTTTCCAGGAGGTAGCAAAAGAAGCTTATAGGCTTCCTAAAAGCAAGCTAACTAGACCGCAAGAAAGTAATAACATTCTGGAGATCTCTATTGCAGACCTACATTTAGGCAAACTATCTGAGGTAGAAGAGACTGGTGAACTTTGTAACCTAGAAGTTAGCCAAAGTAACTTCAGCTCTCTTTTAGACGATCAGATTCGTAAGAGTTTTGCTTATGCCTATGATAAGATTCTCTTTATCGTAGGTAACGATTTCTTCCACACCGACTCTATCTATAACACTACCACAAAAGGAACCTCTCTTGATACTGATGGTAAGTGGTGGAAGCATTATAAAATAGGAACTAAGCTTCTGACTGGAGCTGTAGAGAAGTTACGCCAAATAGCTCCTGTAGAAGTTATTATTATACCCGGTAATCACGATAGACAGCGGATGTATTACGCTGGCTTACACTTGGATGCATACTTTAAGGACTGTGAAGATGTTAAAGTAGATGCTCGCATTATGAAAAACAAGTTCTACAGACATGGAAATGTACTGATCGGTTACTCTCATAAGTGTGGTAAGGATCAGGATCTGTTTGCAGAGATGGCTTATCATCCTGCTTGGGAAACAGTCATACATAAAGAGTGGCATCTAGCGCATTTACATAGAGAGATGACCAAAGACTACAAAGGTATGATCATCAGAAGACAGAAAGCTGCTTCACCTATCTCTTCTTGGGATAAAGACCATTTCTTCTGTCATACCCTCAAGGGTGCTGATGGCTATGTCTACAACAACAACGATGGTTTACTGGGTTACTTTCCCAGTTATCTACATATCGTGAGGGAAGATGCTGAAGTATCACAGCCACAATACAGCTGGTAAAAGAGAAACCACCTACTATCACATCTGGGATCTTGATCCTGAAGATATAGTTACTGTTAAGGATGCTAAAAAAGCTGATAAGGGTAAGTATTTAGATTTTCAGGATGGTTCAGGCCTTTATAGCAGGATAATGAATGTTAGCCCTAAGACTATTAGAACTGAAGCCTGTGTGATCAGACGTGAAGATATTGTCCATATCAGCCACTTCCATGGCAGAAATAAAGCTTATTCCGGTATCTATAAAACTGAAGAGCATGAACTAATAAGACCTTTCAGACCACAGGAGAAGAAAGCTGGCTACAATCTTATGAAAGGCAGACAAATAAAGTATCTAACCCCACGCATAAAGGTATTCATTATGAAAGAAATTTCTAAGAAACTTGAAAGCAAAGGAGCTACCGTTGATTGGGCTATAGATAGATTGAAAGAATTAGCAGAGTCCAACCGTGGTACAATAGGTGACAAACATAAAGTTATCTTATCAATCCTCAGGGCTCATGGTGTAGAGCTAGAAAGTATCAGAGGTCTTGATAAAGGTAATGGTAATCGCCCTCTCTTGCAACAATTCAACCAATACAACATTCAACATGACCGCAGAGCTCAAGGTAGTCTGCCCGATAAAAGAGAATTAACAGAGATTATTGAAGATACTGAAGACTTCATGAAGGAGCCTAAGGTTATAGAGGAAGCTCCTCCAGTAATGAAAGATACAGAGAAGTAATGGATATAAAGACTCTACAAAGCTTATCACAGAATGAATTATTTAAACTCATAAGAGCCTTAGAAAAGGATTACTCTTTATTTGCAAAAGTAGCAATGTCACACATTGTCAAAGATATGCCCACCTACCAGAAAGAAGTGTATTCTCTCTTGAATAAGCAGCGGGAAAGGAAGTTTAAATACTCAGCATTTGTTCTCTCAAGAGGTCTTGCCAAGTCAACAATGTCCAAAACAATACAGGTAACTAGCGATGTAGTATTTGCTAAAGAAGCCTTCCCGCTGCTACTTTCTGAATCTATCGACCAGTCAGTAAAAGACTTGTCTGGTGTTAAAGATGAGATCGTCCATAATGAGTTTATAAACGTCTTAGCAGGTAATCTGAAAGGTTCTATCTGGAATAATGAAGAGGTAGAGTTTGCCAATGGAGTTTACTCTGCTGCTAAAGGCTATGGCTCTAGGATACGTGGGATTAAATGGAAAACACAAAGACCTACTAAAGTAATTCTGGATGACTTTGAATCGGAGAACAATACCAGAACAACACATCAAAGAAATGCTGTAGAGAACTGGTTGGATGCACAGGTGTTACCTGCTGGTGAGCCAAAGACAGTGTTTCAATTCTGGGGAACGATCGTACACCCAAAAGCTTTTCTGGCTCAGATCAAAAACTTACCATACTTCCAACCTCCCAAAGGTGTCTTCTACCGCAAAGATATCGAGGAAGGTGGCATACCTGCTTGGCCTAGCCGGTTCCCAATGGATTGGATTGAAGATACTAAGAACTATTATAGCAGCAAGAATAGATTATCTTTCTTTCTGCAAGAGTATTATAACATAGCAAGAAGAGCTGGCGACCTAGTATTTAACGTAGACCAGCTACCTATAATGGATGCCAAGTTTGAAAATTATGACTACATCACCTATCTAAGGATCAATGGTCAGAAGGTACCCGTGAATGTATTTATCGGGGTTGATCCGGCTAGAAGTTTAAGAGTAGATGCTGATGACACTGCCTATTTTGTTATCGGTGTTTTACCCTCTAACAAAATTGTCCTTCTCGAATGTATAACTGAGAAGTCCAAACCTAACCAACAAGTAAAGAAGATATTTGAACTAGTAAGAAAATGGCATCCTGTACATGTAGAAGTTGAGGTGAACGCTTACCAGTTTGCTTTAGCTGACTGGTGCAGAACTAAGATCAATGAGGGCTGGCAACCTGCCTTTCCTATCAGAGAGTATGATAGTAGAAGCTCCAAGAACAAGAAGTATATTGCTGGCCTAGAACCTTATATCAACGGTGGATATGTAAGCCGAATAAAGAATATGTCAGGCTGGGATGTCTTTAGATCAGAGGCTACTGAGTATGATGGTGGTTCTACTGACAACTCTGACAACTCCTTAGACGGACTGTTCTTAGCTCTTAATTCATCTTACGCTCCTCAAGATTTTAACGTAGATGAGGTTATCACAAACGTCAAAACAAAACAATTAGGTAAAAGCAAAAAACGAAAACTTAACTGGATGACAATTTAAGAGGTAATATGATTAGAAAGATAAACTCAAAAGAATCTTACAAAAGATTTTCTCAACTGGCAACCTATGAAAACAATGGTAAGTATGGCCCTTGGAAAGATCTATGTAGAAACCTACGTAGTTTTTACTTTGGCAACCAATGGACTCAAGAAGAAAAGGAAAAGCTAGAAGAAAGAGGTCAGTATACTCTAACGATCAATAAGGTTCGTAAAGCTATTAAAGGTATGACTGGGCTGTTTGCAGCCGCTCTGCCTAAGTATAAGGTTGTTGCTGCTGGACGCTCTGATACCTTAAGGGCTGAATTTGCTAACAAGATATTAGAATGGGTATGGCAAAATTCTAATGGAATCACTATGTTTCAGAGGTTAGTAAAGAAAGCTCTTATCGAGAACATAGCTTATGCTAATATTGTTTACGATCATACAGGGAAAGTCAAGTTCAAGATGTTGGACTTTGATGAAGTTATTGTGGATCCTAAGTCTAAAGACCCCCTCTTTAGAGATGCAGAGCGTATAGCTATTGTTAAGTATATGTCTGTAAGTAAGGTGAAACAGTTGTATGGTGTCGATGAGATTATGCTGGATACTCCTGATGACTGGACTCCTTTTGAGAATGATGCTACCACTAATGTTTATCTCAACAAGATGGTTAGCGAAGATAAGAACTATGTACGTGTCTATGAAACCTATGTGAAGAAGTACTTCCGACAAGAAGACGGTAGTATTAAAACTCAAATCGTAAAAGAAACCTTGCTGGGTTTCGACACTGTCTTCGAGGAAACACTTCCTGCTGAGATCCAAGACTATCCTATCATACCAATCTTTGTAGAGGATACAGGTAATCCTTATAAGCTGGGAGAGGTATATTTCCTTAAACAACTACAAAAGTTTATTAACAAAGCTTATGGAGTCGTGTTACTTAATGCTCAGCTTACCTCCAACCCCAAGGTTTTTGTCAGAGAAACTGATATACCCAGAATGAACATAGAAGAGTTTGAGGATAAGATGGCTCGTCCGGGTAGCTTGAATGTCTTAACAGGTAATGCTGAAGTACCATTTACCGTACAAGGCCAACCCTTGAACAGTGCTTTCTTTAACCTGTATGCTGATGCTAAACAGGAGTTCCATAACGCTTCTCTACCACAGGAGATACTGGGGTACAATGACTCTGCTAGACAGAACAAGGGTGGTACAAGCGAGCTGCTTGATATCAAGGAAACGGTAATAGATTCAATGAGAGATTTTGTCTCTAACCTAGAAGCAGCGGTAGTACAAATGGGTAAGGTAGCTCTACAGTACTCTCAAGCTTATCTATCTAAAGAGAACATGATCTACATTGTGGATGCTGAGCGCAATATACAATCGGTTCAACTTAACCGTGAACAGGGTATAGATGCAGAAGATCCTCAATCAATACAAAGATACCAAGAACACTTAAAAAGCAAAGGAGCTTCAGAGGAAGAGATAATTGCAGAACTCAACAAGATCAGCAAAGATACTGAGTATGCTAAGGACATAACCTATATAGCTAACAATACTGACTCTCTTAATGTTGATCTGTTTATTGTTCCCGGCAGTTTCTCTCCCACTTACAAGATGGCTAGACTTCGTTTGATGATGGAACTCTACGAAGCTGGGGCGGTTGATAATAAAGCTATCTTAGAAAACGCACCCTTAGAAAACAAAGACGAGCTGATTCAACGACTTGATAACTTAGCTCAAGCTAAACAGAGGATCGCTGAACTGGAAGAACAGCTTGAGATACTCGAACGTGATCTACATAGTCGTACTAACCAGCTTACTAATGCCAAGATCGATTCTAAGGTTAGCTCTGAAAAACTTAAACTGCAAAAGATGCAGGCAGAGCAGAAACTTAAAAATCTGCGTGATAAGTATACTAACAGAATTCTAACCAAAGAACAGATTATGGAACTTCAAAACAAAGTTAAAGAAATTATACTGGAAGAAAAATACGAGTCGATGAAACGACAGCTAGAAGGCGAAGAACAGCAAGCTGAGAAGGATGAACAATGGTTGGAACAAGTCTTCAATTAAATAATAACTTGCAATATGTTCTGAACTAATTATAATATACGGAGGAAACATGAACATTGCAGAACAAGTAAAAGGATACCAACCTGGTTTACCGCTTAACATCAAGTCAGAAAATTTTACGCCTGACTTTCAAGAGAAAGTCATAGATATTGCTATGAATGGTGTAAATGTAAACCCTAACTCAGCCGAGCCCTCGGCACCTCAAGAAGGTCAGCAAGCTAACCCTCAGCAAGAACAGGGTGGCGACACTGTAACTGTAAAACGCGAAGAGCTAGACCGCTATCGCAATATGGAACGTATGATGAACGATCCCAGTTACCGTGAATACTTTGAACCTCAACAGCTTGGAAGTAACCCTGCTGACCAGAATAGAGCTCCTAATTACAACAGACAGGAGCCTCAGCAAGAATCAGGGCAGCAAGATAATTCTGGTGACAATGACAATGACTGGGGAGATATTTTTGGACTTAATACCCAGGATAACCAGAATCAACCGACAGAACCAGATCGAGACCAACCTAACAACAATCAAAACACAAACCAGAATGACAATCTCGAAAGAGAGTACAAGACCCGCGTAGGCCAAGCGTCTAAAAAGTATGGTGTAGACCCCAAAGGCTTGGATAACTTTATCAGCAGATTAGATATATCTGACATGGCTCAGATATATAAAGGCTGGGTCCAAGCTAGAGAGAAGATGAGTGAAAGTCAACAGGGTAATGGGTCGCCCACTCCACAAAGGCAACAGCCGGTTCAAACTCAACAGAGAAGACCGGCTTCTCCGAACTTATCGGATGAGCATGGAGAGAAACAAGTCCGCACCTACCAAGGACTAAACCTTAACAATAAAGGTAATAGTCTTATAGACTTTGGCGTTTACTAATCAATTTAGGAGACTATAATGCCTGACATAACTAATTATGAAGGACTAACTACTAATTCGCCTGACGGAGCGTGGAATGCCGGTCCGTTGGCTATAAATGACCTGAAAACTTCTGGTGCTGGTACTGAGATGGCAGCTGCTGTAGCTGCTGGTAAATACAGCATTGACATCGAGGGTGATGTTCGCACCTACCAAGCGATGGACTACCCATTGCTGACTCTTATCTCTAATGCAGGAAGTATAGGAGAGAATACTCCTTACATATTCTGGAATGATGAATACGACCAAGACTCTTGGATCGACATTGCTCTGGATAACCTGCGCTTGAGATCTACCTTTGAAAGCGGTAGCTTTGACATTGGCGGATCTCTTGGTGCTACTGCACCTATCAGACCCTATTCTATTGACAACTCTAACCAAAAAGGTGGTAAGATAGAATGGAAATCTGTAGGAACTCTACCTGCCGGTGACATAGACGCATCTATGTCTGCTGCTGCAGAAGTTGCTCTTAACTCAAACAAAGAACTTATCTTTGGTTTTGATACCTCTGGTATTCAAACCATTGGTGGTACTGAAATGGTTATCCGTAAACTGGATAACATGCTGCGTAACCTTGGCTACGAAGCAACTGAAGGACTCGGTAATGCCAAAGAATACTACAAGCTTGCTTACAACAACAATGTTAAAGCACCTGCTTATGTAGCATTCGACAATATCAGTTACACTACTGACGGTGGTACTACTATAGAGAATGACAATGAAGTCATTGCTCGCGTTCAAGAGTTTTATTTCTCTAACGATCTGAGCCAAGTGATCTTCAACATCAGCCTCTATGACTCTAATATTCACGCTGAGTGGGATGCAACTGCATCTAACAACGTAGTGTGCTTAGAAGAGATTGCTAGTGGTGACGGTACTGTATTTGACTCTGTAGGCTCTGGTTATTTCCGCATAGCCAGAATGGCTCTTATTGGCAAACCAGTACAAGCTCCCCTGCCAATCGCTGAAGGATCCCGTCTTAACAAGACTGGTGGATTCATTCGCCACAGAGAGCGTAAGGGCACTTACACCCAGATATTTGATACCGATATGTACGGTATCACTGGTACTGCTCAAGCCACTAAATTCAGATTTGGTGACGGTTTCAAAGAAACTCGTGCCACCTACCTGAAATTGTTTAAGGCTAAACAGGAAGCTGCTGGTCTCTTTGGTATCAAATATGAAACCTACGCGGTTTCTGATGATGGCTTTGAGAATGGCAAGCCTGTACGTGCAACTTCAGGACTTCTAGACTACGCCATGTATCCTATGAAGTACTTCAAGACTGAACTGCCTGCTTACATTACTGCGGGCTCTAACGATGGAGGTGTTGAGTACTTAACTTGGTTGAATGACTTGATCGCGAAAGCTGCTGCTTTCCGTCAAAAAGGAGCACGTAATCTGACTTTCTTGGTATCTCAGGACTTCCTGAACTACATGAATCGTCAGAATGCTTTCATCGGATCCCAACAAGGTGGTAATATCACTGGTGGTATCTGGACTGCTCATACTCCTTCCAAGCTGACTTATGGCTTGAAGATATATGAATACAGTTCTCCAGAAGGATCTGTGAACTTCATCCATGAACCTATGCTGGATAACCAGCCTTCCTTGCCTGTACCAAACTTCATTTTCGGCAAGAATGTTAACCCTCGCAAATTGATGCTGAGCATCGATACTGCCAACATCCGTAGACATACTCTACGTGGTGACAAGATTATGGGTAACCTGCAAGAAAATGACCGTGATGGCTTCTTGGAAGGCATGCGTGGTGAGCATGGTTTCAGTGTAAGATTCCCAAGAAACAACACCCTTATTTACTGGGGAGACTAATCTATAAACGGGCAGGACTTCTGTCCTGCCCTTAACTTTAGGAGTAAACTATGGTAAAACCTAAAAAGATAATGATCAGCAGGCCTACGATTGCTAGGTACTCTATCGAATTACCGAACGGCAAAGCTCTTGAGCTCAGTCGCAAAAACCCTTATTACATCACAGATGATCCTGAAGTGATAGAGTTCTGTGCCAACCAAAAAGGATTGGCTCTGGGAGATCTTTCTGACAAAGAATTTATCACTTATGCTGAGAAAGCTCTTTATAACCAAGAGACAGTACGCAATCGTAATGTGAAGCTAGAAGATGTAATTGGTCTTCAGTGGAGTACCGAAGAAGAAGAGATGGTTGTAGATAAGCTTAAAAAGCTAGGCTACATTTGCTATCCTAATAAAGAGAAAAAAGAGGAGATGGAGAAAGAAAGCTCTCCTGAAAACAAGAAGGAGTAACCTATGCCATCAATAAAAAGCGATGTATTATCTCTTATCTCTCAAGGACAGGCAACTATTATAGATAAGATAATCATCTCTGGCAAGTTTAATGAGGCACAAACTGTAGAAGGTTATGTACCTCATCTTAAGATAAGATCTGTTGATGCTAATGGTAGAGATTCAAGCCTGCTTGGACCTGAGGGGGTTGCTCTTTGTAATTATAATAACTCTGAAGGTAATAAAGTGGATAGATTAAGTTCTATTAATGTACCTTTTATTCCCTTAGTAGCAATGCAGTATGAGCTAACTAATGCTAACAATATACATACTGTTGATTACATAATTATCGTGACAAGTCACGGTGTTCCTATCACGTTATACGGAGGTAACTAATGGCACAAATTGATGTAAACACACTTGATACAAATATTGCCAACTTCAAGTTGCCACGTTTTTATACGATCCAAGAAGGCAAGGCTTTAATCCCTTCCCAAGTTGTAATCGTTTACAAGCTAAACGATACAGTCGATCCAGAGACAGCTACAAATCTTCCACAACTCAAGGTAACAGCTACCGGGCTTGATGGCAGTCAGCATCAAACAGATCCCGTAGACTTAGATCAAGTAGACTCGCCTGCCTTGCAGATAATCGATATTAATGGTGCTGGTGAAACAGCTCATCTTGATATTGAGATCGAGAACAGTTATGTACTTAATGAGCTTTTTTCCGTAGATGTGATCTTTTCTAATCAAGCTACTATCACTGAAGAAAGCCCTGACTATGGTAATGATTCTGGAGTATAACAGGTAACTATGAAAATAACATTCAACAAAGTCGCTCTGGTAGACTCAGGCTCAACTAAAGTGTTGCAGAAAGCTATCATAGCTTATGCAACTATGCCAAACCCTAACCCTCAACCGGTGTTGGTGGTTAAAGCTAATTATCCTGCCAGTCATATTATGACAGAGAGTAAGGAGATCCTGCGTGTGAGCCTACCAGATACTGGTGGTGAAGTATCGACCGAAATGTTCGATATACCAAGGGAAGATCTTTATGCTGATGTCGAGGTCACAGTAGAGAACTATGACTTCATTAAGGATATCCGCGGTATAGACTTTACCTTCCACCTTACCAATCGCATACCATACCAAGAGGTATTGCAAGATGACTTTGTTATGAGTGATAATAAGACTTGGGATTGGAGTTAGAAGTGGCAGAGCAAGGCATACTTGAATTTAGAGATGGTGAAACTTTTGGCTCTTTTCGATCAAGACTGAATAGTAATTTTAGTTACCTTGAAGCACAGATAGCAGGCACTGCCAATGTTGCAACAACAGGAGATATAATTGAGACCTTAGATACAACTGACCCGTTACCGATTTCAGCCAAGATTGGAGATATAACTATCAAAGATAAAGCTATGTATGTTTACGTTGGAGAAGAATAATGTGGAAGAAACTAACTAATGAAGATACTCTAAACTCTGCTATTGACAATAGACTCTCTGTTGCTGAGAAGAGTAACCTCAATTCTGGCAAGATGCCTAATGGTAACAAATATGATCTGGGGATGATCAATGATACTGCTGAATACGTTAAAGTAACTCCTTCTCAGAAAACCTTACTGACCAGTGCAACGTCTAGCAGAGGAGGTGCTGCTGGCACTATACCACTCAGGAGTG